TGATGAGCAGGCAAATGCTATGTTCTTAGCTAATACATTTGCTCAGTCAGGCTCTGATAGTTTGCTCAATTTAATAGGAAAAGGTGATATGGAGGCTAGACAGAATGCTTATTATAAGTTTCATCATACAGACCCAGATGATGCTACTAGAAACAGAGTAAATAAACTTATGCCTAGTATGCAAAGCAATGTAGTAAATGAACAAGGTAATGAGGCTTTTAATTATTAATGTATACTATTGACATACATCACAAAGGAGATAAATCTCCTACAACCTATAAGGTTTTTGACAAAAAAGAAGCAGATACTAAAGAAATTGACTATAAATACTGGAGGGATGCTAATGAAGGAGAATACGGGTTATCAGACGACAACTACGTGGCTAAGGTCATCTCAAGGGCAAAGTATAAGCCTACTAGTATTTATATTAGGTTTCCCTTTGGTTATGCTTTTTATAACCCTAAGTATACTAGCACTATGCTTAAGGCTGCTGGTAGAAAGTCAAATAACACCATTTCTGGGAAAACACATTGGGAAGTTATCTCAAATGGACAGAAAATGAAGAATCTAGCCATGGTGTATGCTCAAACCATGGATTACGACAAAACAATAGACCACGTTCTAGATAATCCAACTAATAATCAAAAGATTATGTGGAAGAGAAGAATGAAGAAGGAGAAATTCAAAGATATGGTAAGAGATGAATTACAAGCTCTACTAAAGGAGCATGGACTTACAGAAGAGTATACTTTAGATTTACTAGAGAATACTATTAAAACAGCTAAGGATAAAGGTGATGTCACCAATCTGATGAGAGCTGTTGATAATTTACAAGATATGCATGGAATGAAAGATAAGCATCTTGTTAAAACAGTAGAGCAAATAGAAGCTACTAGCAATGTCAAGCTCATAGACGAGCTTAGAGAGACTGAAGATAAGCTTATAGCTACTAAAACTACTACTAAGGAGGAAGAATAATGAGTGAAAAACTTAAAAAAGTATTAAAAGCGGCAGCTATAGCAGCGGGTGGACCTGCAGTAATGGCTGGGTCGCAGGCTGCAAGGGTTATGAATGCTAAATATGGTAAAAAGAACTCTGATTATAGAGCGGGTGTAAAAATGCGTGGAAGAGATGTTCCAGCTATGTTATTACCAGATGAAAAGCCACCAGAAATGCTAAGAGAAGAAGAAAGCGAAATGGACGCTTAAGTCTTTTATGGACTACGAAGAACAATACGAGCAACTACAAGCACTTAAAAAGCTTCGTAATAATATGGCTTTGTTTGGGAAACATTGCTTTCCTACTGCTCTAAAGAAGACTACTCCTCCTTTTCATGGAGATATATATAAATATTTGTCTGATGAAGAGAAAAAGAGAGTATTAATAGCAGCACCTAGGGGAACAGCTAAATCTACAGTTACTACGCTTATATATCCTTTATGGAGAGCTGCTTTTAAAAGCACTAATGAAGATTTATTTATAGTTATTATATCCGAATCACAAGCACAGTCTATTAACTTCTTATCGAGGATTAAATATCACTTGACATTTAGTCAAGAGTTTAAAGCAATATTTGGAAACCTAGGTCCTGAGACTGCTCAGAGATGGACTCATACAGATATTATACTTGCTAATGGTACTAGAATTGTTGCTGTAGGCACAGGGCAAAGAGTTAGGGGTTTCCTGCAAGGAGATACTCGTCCTAACTTAATTATAGTAGATGACTTTGAATCTGAATTAAATGCATTTACTCCTGATGCTAGAGCAAAGAATAGAAAGTGGTTAACAGAAGCGGTTATTCCGTCTTTATCAGATGATGGTAAGATAGCAATGATTGGCACGGTTATATCAGAAGATTGCTTCTTATGCTGGGCTAAAGAATCAAGTGCTTGGAATGTATTGTGGTTTTCTATATGGGATGAGGATGAGAAAAGTATTTGGCCTGAACGTTTTCCAAAAGAAAGGATATTGGCCATAAAGGACGAGTTTTCGTCCGTAGGGAATATTAATGGATTCTATCAAGAATACATGAATATAGCCCAATCTCCTGATGATGCTCCCTTTCAACCAGATTGGATTAAGATACATCATTACGATTATGAGAGAATACAAGGTCAAAATTGTTTAGTTAAAAATAAAGGATTAGATAATGAAAGAACTATACCTGTTGAACTGTATACTGGTGTGGACCCTGCGAGTTCTCTTTCTGCTAGGGCTGACTACTTTGTTATCGCGACTATTGCTATCGATAATGATAACAACAAATACGTTGTAGATATATACAGAAATAGAATATCTCCAGCAGAACAGCCTAATATGATAATAGATACTTACAAGAAGTATAGACCTAGAAGGGTTAAAGTCGAGACTGTAGGATATCAGGAAGCATTAAGGACTGCTGTAAGAGAACTTATGAAGGAAGAAAATATTTATATACCAGGTTTAGAATCTGGTGTTAAACCAAGAAATAGTAAATCAGAAAGGTTATTGTCTTTAGTGCCTCTCTTCGCGAAGGGGACATTTCACTTTAGACCAGAAGACATAAAAGCCCAACAAGAGTTTCTATCCTATCCTAAAGGTAAAAATGATGATATTATGGATGCTATATGGACAGCATTAGACGGTGCTAAGCCATGTAGATTACATGAATTCAAGAAATTATCTGAAGACGATTTAAGAAAACAAAAGAAAACTCTTGATTGGATGACTATGTAGTTCGTAAATTAAGCATATGGCATATACTCAAAAAGACGGAAAATCGTCAAAAAATTTAGTAGATGAGACCTTAGACTTATTTGACAAGTATTCAAGTAAAAGAGATACTTGGGCAAATCAAGCGAAGGAAGATAAAGAATTTAGACTTGGGAGGCAGTGGACTGCTGAACAAAGAAAAACCTTAGAATCTCGTGGGCAAGCTCCTATAGTTATAAACAGAGTTCATCCAGCAGTTGAGTCAGCAAAAGCTATGTTAACTGCTAATAGACCTTCATTTAGAGCTGCTCCTAGAGAAGATTCTGATAATAAAGTAGCTCAGGTTATGAGTGCTTTATTAGCATATATGTATGATATATCTGATGGAAGGTCTGTTATAAGGCAAGCAGTCGATGATTATTATGTAATGGGGGTAGGTTATATGCAAGTATATCAAGACCCTACAATGGATATGGGCAAAGGAGAAGTATGCTTTAAGGATATAGACCCCTTAGATGTGTATGTTGACCCTAATAGTCGACATAAGCTTTTTGATGATGCTGAAAATGTAATTATATCTAAACTTTTTACTAAAGACCAGGCTAAAAACTTATGGCCTATGTATTCAAAAGCGATAGAGAATGCAGCAGATAATAGTGGTACTCGTTTTGATTTTAATGCCCCTGCTACCGTACGCGAAGATGATGGGGAAGTTCAATTCCCAGAAGATGTAGGTAGAGTGAACAATCAAGATTATATCAGGGGATATGAAAGATATTATAAAGTAGACGTAACTGAATTTAGAACATTTGAAAAGTTCTCTGGTAAAGAAGAATTACTAAGTGAAGAAGATTACGAGAAGTATACTCAAAGACCTGCTTGGATAATACAACAGCAGATTATTGCAGATGCTCAAAAGGCTAATAAATTATATGAACAACTTCTTGTAAAAAGGCAAGAAGCTCTTCTAATGAAGCAACAAGAATTGATTCATGCAGGATATAAAAAAGAAGAAGTAGAAAAAATAGCAGAAGAAGAAGTTCCTAATATAGACTTTCAAGAAATAACTTATAAAGATTTAATTGAGAAAAAAGAAATATCTATAGTTAAGATTTCAAGTAAAAAGATAAAACAATGTGTTATAGTAGGTGATAAGCATTTATATTCGAGAGTATTACCTCTAGAACACTATCCTGTAGTTCCTATAATGAACGTTCATACTAGAACTCCTTATCCAGTATCTGATGTGAGGATGATAAAAGGATTGCAGGAATACATTAATAAAACACGCTCTTTGATAATAGCTCATGCTACTACTAGTACTAATACAAAAATATTAGTTCCAGAAGGCAGTGTAGATATGAAGAATTTTGAAGAAAAGTGGGCACAACCAGGGGTAGCTATACCTTATGACCCTACTGACGGTGCTCCTTTGCCAGTACAACCTACTCCTCTTCCTAATGAATTGTATCAAAATGAGACAACTGCTAAGAATGATATAGACCATGCTTTAGGTTTATATGAAATGATGATGGGGAATTCGCAAGCTGCGCCTCAAACTTATAAAGCTACCATATCGATTGATGAATTTGGACAAAGAAAGATGAAGTCTAAGTTAGCAGATATAGAAGCGGCATTAACCAGAGCAGGGCAAGTTGCTATTCCATTAATGCAGCAATTATATACCAGTAGAAAGATTTTCAGAATTGTTCAACCTAACAATTCTATGAGTGAATATGTTATAAATAAAAAATTAGTTGATGATAAGACTGGTGAAATAAAGGTAATAAACGATATAACAATAGGTAAATATGATGTTATAGTAGTAGCAGGGTCTACATTGCCTTCTAATAGATATGCAGAATTAGAATTCTATATGGATGCATATTCTAAAGGCTTAATAGATAGACAGGAAGTTCTTAAGAAAACAGAAATATTTGACATGGAAGGTGTCATGCAAAGAACTGATATGATACAGCAATTGCAACAACAGTTGCAAGGTGCTCAATCACAAATAAAACAGCTGAAAGGTGACTTACAAACAAGAGACCGAGAAGCTGTTAATTTAAGGAAAAAAGTAGAAGTTGAGAAGTTTAAAGGAGACCTTGATAAAGTTAGTAATAAAGCTGGTGCAGCAAGTACTCTTTACGAAAAACGACTTGACGATACTTTAGCCACTGTCAAAACTCAAATAAGAGATTCGGCTAAACAAGGCTCTACTCCCTCTGGTGGCACAGGGACAGCTAAAAGGAGAAAGAAATAATGACACAAGATAACAATATACAACAAGATACCCCTCAAGAAAGCGCAAATGAATTTGCCTCTTTAGAAGAAGCAGTATTTGGCGGTGAGGGCTCTAATGATAATGTTTCAAGTGCTTTTACTAGTGGTAATGAAGGTAGTACTGAACCAGCTCCGCAAGGACAACCTGAGGTAAGTACAGAAGGAAATAATCAACCTAATAATGATGAAACTCGCTATCAATACTGGCAATCTCAAGCAGATAAATATAAGAATGAGTTGGCAGCAGTGAAACAGCAGACACAACAAGCTCAACAACCGCAAGCACAACCGCAAGCACCTGTTGAACCTCAATATAAAGCTGATAGTTTTCCTCCTCCGCCTGAGAAACCACAACGACCTAGAGATTATAATAGAGAGGAAGCTTATAGTGACCCCTCTAGCAATAGTGCTAGGTTTAATGATGAGTTAGAAGGATGGCGTGATGACATGAATGAATACAACACACTTAAATCTGAATACAATACTGCTATTATAGAGGATAAATTTAATCAAATGGAACAAGAGCGAGTTAATAATGTAAAAAGAGCGCAAGCTCAACAGCAACAAGCTCAACAAGCTAATGAGATTAAATCTAGATTAACAGGACATTATGGTATGCAGGAAGGTGAAGCTGTAGATTTTATGAAAAAAATGTCAGACCCTAATTCAATAACAATCGATAATCTTGTCCAATTATATAGGTTGCAAGGAAGTGGTAACGCTCAACAGCCACCACAAAATGCTCCTGCACCTAGTGAAGCTTTTACTCAAACACAGAATGCTCAGCAAGTACCATCTCCTATGGGAGTAATGCCTTCTGGGAATACTAATGTTGATGGAAGGACAATGGAAGATAAGATTATGGATACAATGATAGGGAATTTTAATAGTAAAAACCCTTGGAAGTAATTTTAATTTAACCGCCCTACTTGAAGGCCTAACAAGGCAGTTGATAGAGGGATAAAAAGGATGGAAACATGGCGAACGCAACTATATTTTCGAATATGGGTGGACCTAATACAGCACAAGCCTCAAACGTTTCGTTAAACGATACTAGACGTAAGTTTAACTTCGGTGAGAGAGTTGCTGAGTTAGCTCCAATTCAAAGTCCATTCTTCGTATATTTATCGAAGGTGGCAAAAAGAGCTACTAATGACCCAGTGTTCAAATTTCTTGAACAAAGGCATCAGTGGCAAAGACGTAATTTCACAGTTGAAACAGCAATGACAGGTACAGGTGGTGATGTGCATGAAGCCCCATTAACAGATGGTGGTAATCCTGCAACTTTCGCAGCACAAGGTAGTGACTTGGAACTTGATTTAACTTGCGGTTATAACGAGTATGGTCAAATAGAAGCATCTCAGCCTTGTAAGTTTATCTTACCAGGACAGGTACTTGCTATTGCAGATGATGGTGGCGTTGTAAGAAGATTAAAACTACATAGTGATGTAGTTATAACTCATCATGCAGCTAAAACTACTATTAATCTATATACTCACTCAGGTACTACTTGGCATGCAGATGCTATAGGTAACTGGGATTCTAGTACTGATTTCACAACATCTAGTAAAGGTCAAGTGATTGGTAGTGCATGGGCTGAGGGAACTGATAGTCCTATTGGTTGGGAAGATAAGTTATTTGACAGAGAAGGATATTGTCAAATCTTCAAAACTGGTATGAACATCTTCTCTGGAACAGCTTTAGCTACTGAGTACAGAGGTATTGCTAATGAGTTTCAAAGAATCTGGCAAGACAAGTTAATGGAACATAAAATGGATATCGAACAAGCTATGTTATTTGGTGTAGGTGCCGCTTCTAGAGAAGCTTTAGCTACTGTACCAACTAGAACTACTTGGGGGATATTACCATATACTGAATCTTATGGTAAAATCTACAATATGTCTTATGCTTCATCTGGTTATGATGCGTTTTTAGATGCGATGGAAGATTTCTTCGCTCCTGAATCTGGTAATAGTGGTAACAAACTAGTATTAGCTTCAAGAAAAGTTATTACTTACTTAAATAAATTAGGTAGTGGTAGCTTTCTAAATAATTCTGTAGGTTCTTCTCAATATAGACTTGACGTAGAAACTATCCCTGGTGCTTTCGGGCATACAGTAACAATGGTAAATACTATATTTGGTAATTTACACTTTGTTCAAGAGCCTTTATTAAGAGGTCCTTGGGAAGACTATTGCGTTGCAGTTGATATGAAGAATGTAGCTTATAGACCACTAGCGGGTAATGGTGTTAGTCGAGACACTTTCATTGAAACTAATGTACAAGACAATGGTGTTGATGGTCGACAAGACCAAATCATCACTGAATGTGGCTTGGAAATTAGCGTTCCTGAAACTCACGCAATTCTTAAGTTCTCTTAAGGAAGGAGTGAATTATGGCAAGTGTACAAAGTGATAATGGCTGGACTAAAACTGAACTCGGTGATGGTTGGGTTAAACTAGTAGAAGTTGCAGATGTTTTTACAACTGGTACTGGTGATGATGTTAAGAGTACTGCGATTACAAACTCAACAGTAAATGCTGTTACTGATGGGCCTACAATGCCTATTATTAACGAATTAAAAGCTGCTGGTAGTTTTTTTATCGAAGTAACTCTAGGTGCAGGAACTATTCAAACGGATACTACTATCCATATGAAAAATACTGCTGGAACTTATCAAGATGGTACAGGTCAATTAATTGTTAATCAAACAGCATCATCTACAGCGGTTGCTTCATGGAATGGAGCGATTACTGATGGGATGAAACTTGTTTGTTTGAAGGATGGAACTGGAAGTGCAGCAAATACTGTCACTTTTAGTATTATCTATTTCAATGGCGGTCCTAACCAATCTAATGTTACAATAGCAGGTGTTGGTTCTGACCCATCGTAGTAAGTGGTTAGTTTAACAATCGTGAGGGGGCTTCGGCCCCTTCACATAACACGGAGAAAGAATGAGTGATTTAGTTATACAACAAGCTGGGGTAACCCAAGCTAAAAGAACAGGAGCTGAAGTTGTTGGTTCTGAAAAAAAGTTAACTCAAATGAATGTAGATATTATTGAGATAACTCCAGGTACTACTACTAATGCTTGTTCTGATGGTGAAATTATATTTGACAATGAAAAATTAGAGAATTTAGTATCTACAAAAGGTGGCTCTTGTATATTACAGTCTGTAGTCTTAGTAGACGATGATGACCATGGGGTTCCTGTAGATTTAGTATTTTTTAATGCAAGTTCATCTTTAGGTACAGAAGGTGCTGTAATATCAGCTACTGATGGTGCTGTACCTGATGCTATATTAGGAGTAGTCAGAGTTACTAATTATTTAGATGGAGTGCTTTGGAAAGCAGGTCACAAACAGAATATAGGTATGGTCTTAAAAGCAGCATCAGATAGTAGAGATATTTATGTAGCTGCAATTAATAAAAATGCTAGTGCTAAAACATGGACAGCATCAGGATTACTTTTAAAAGTAGGTGTAATACAAGATTAATGTTTCCTGCTATGTTAAATACAGTAGTAGGGGAAAAGGGTATATGGGATAAGTATGCTTTAGAATTTAATGGTTCGGATGAATATTTAGATTGCGGGACTACTTTTCAAAATACTATGAGAAATGATGATGGTTTTAGTATATCAATGTGGATTAGGCCTCATGATGGACAACCTTCTTCTGTTCAAAGTATTTTTGGAGTAAAAGCAGATAGTAATAATAGGGCTGATATTCAAATTGGCACATCTGGGCAATCTATACTTGATTTTGAAGCTAATGGAGATGACCAGGAACTAACTTCAGTTAGTAGTGGATGGAGTAATGGGACTTTAAATGGATGGACTCACTATTGTATGACATCAAATAGTGACTCAAATGCTTCGTCACAAGTCACTAGATGGCATAGGAATGGAAGTTTAGTACATAGTATGACATTGAATGGAGTAACTCAAGCAAATAGACAAAATTGGACGTCCGTTATTCCATTTTTTCTTGGAGCTAGAAATGACGAAGGAGATGCAGACCAATTTTTTGATGGAGAAATAGCGGAATTTGCAGTTTATGATAGATATATAATTAGTGGTGATTTGTGGACTTTTTATGAAGATGGAAATATGCATAATCATTTAACAGGTCCTTATAAAGATAATTTAGTATGTTGGTGGAGAATGGGAGATGGAGATGAAAATGGTACTGGGACAACTATATACGATATGTCTGGGAATGGGAATCATGCCACAATGGTAGGAATGGATTCTAGTAATTTTAATTATATGGAAGGAAGACCTAATTTATAATGGCATGGGAGAGAATACACAGAACAGTCGGTGGCAATGGTCAGGTAACTGTAAATACAGGATATTTGACAGAAACAGTGCAATTATTAGATTGGTCTGGTGGAGCTAATAATGGAGTTTTAGCTTACACTAGCCCTATTAATATACCTATAAAAGGTGATATCACAGTATTAGTAAAGCTCTCATCAGCTTTAGCTGGAGATTGTGAAGTTAGGCTAGAGCATAGCGTTGATGGAACTAATTGGTTTGTAGAAGGACAGCAAAATACGACAGCTGTAACCTCAGCAGGAGCAGGTACTGAATTAGCTAAATTAGCATTTATAGATAGAAGTGCGTTTGATGAGGAAGATGGATGGTGGACTGTATTTGATATAGATACACATGGATTTTCACCATATACAAGAATAGGATTTTTAGATACTAATGGAAATGAGTCGGGTAAAACAGCGACTGTAACATTGTATCCACAATTTTAATTAAAGGAGAAGTAATGAGTGGAGTAAATAAAGAAAGATTCCATATAGACTTAGTTGGTGCAACTGATATGGGAACTACTATGGCTGGTTCAGCTAGGCCAAAGAAAAAAGAAAAAAAAGCAGGAAGTAGAAAAGGTGGCAGAAGTAGAGTAATGAAGTCTAAATCATATTTAGATAAAAAAGCTCCAGTAAAAGCACCACCTAAAGCACCAGGTAAATTGCCACCTAAATTACCACCTAAATTACCAGGTAAGCCTTAGTTTAATGGCTAAAAGATTAGCGAACGTATTTTCTACTAGTATTGGGAATCCTTGGCATGGTCATGTGAAACCTGATACTAGAAGAAAATTGAACTTAAAGAAAAAAGGTAAGAAATAATGGCTGTAAATGCTACAATAGCAAGTAGAATATCTGATTTAATTGGAGATACTTATTCTACTATTCCTAGTTTGAGTTATAAGGATTTGATAAATGCTGCTTTTAATGAAGTTGCAGATACGATATCTACGGAGGAGTTATTAAAATATTCAAATACTCCAACTAATGTTACTTCTGCTTCAGGTGTGTCTATTGAGGACAAAAAGATACTAAAGGTAGTTAGAGTTGATGCTAATAGTAATGGAGTTGACAAAGAATGTAAATTCTTAGAGCAAACTAATTATTCTATTGCTTCAGATTCAAATAGTATATATAAAGCAACTGCTCATAGTCCTGTTTATACAGTATATAGTCTTAATGACGCTAGTACAGTTCTTATACATCCTGATTGCAATGGTTCAGGTCAAGTAGGTAGAATATGGTCATTTGCTTATGCTGTCGATACTGATGATTTGACAACAATAACTACATCTACTTTAAATACTAAGTTTATGCCTAAAACATCTATGCATGCTATTGTATTAAAGTCTTGTATAAATATATTAAATACATATATAAGTGAGCAAGTGCAAGAAGAAGAAGACCAAGAATTGTTAACGATGGTTACAGCTCAAATACAAAGTTTAGAAAAGAGTTATGCTGGAGAAATGCAAAGATTTATGGATAAAACTAAGCAGCCTGAAGGAGAATAATGGAATTAAAAGAAATGATAGAATTAGTTCAACAACATCATCCTCATATGGGAGAGACAGAAATAGTCAAACTCCTTAATAGGGCTAAGGATGACTTTTGTGAAGAAACTGAAATATATAAGAAAACAGATACGTCTATTACTACTACTGCAGACCTTAGATGGTATGCTATTCCTTCTGGTTTAACTAAGATAGAAGAAGTTTATTTTAACGATGTTAGGATTCCTAGATTGCAAGGTAATCCTATTATAAATGACGAGACTTAATTATGGCAAAAACTCAAAGATTTTATTTTATAGATACTCATAGTACAGGTGAAAAAATAGCTATAGTAGAAGAAGCTAAGAATACTATAACTCAAGATGGTTATACAGATGAATATAAAACTGTTTCTTCTGCTAAAGGAATTAAAATAAGAGGTGTATTTACTGATACTGACTTAGCAGCTGGAACTTTAGATGGTAGTTATTCTAATATACCTTCTAGATTTCATAGTGCTATTGCTATGCATGTTATATCTATGGGTTATTTAGACCCTAGAAATATGAATATGGAAAACTCTCAGATATTTTCAGGGGGGTATCAAGATGGTGTTAAGAAGGCTAAGAGGTTTGCTAGAAGCAATTATGTATCTACTGGCAGAGTAGTCCCTCAGGACTTTTAATGAAAATAGGTGACTTATTATTATTTAATCGTATTATTAATAAGAATCAGTTACAAGAGGCTTTAAGTAAGCAGGCTGATGAAGCCATTAATTACAACAGAGCTGTTCCTCTAGGAAAAGTTCTAATTGAAATGAAATATGTTACAGTTGATGATATAAGTGATGTTTTAAATCAACAGTCAAAAGAAAAAATAGAAGAAAAAAAGGAGATATCAGTGCCAAAACCAACAGAAATAGGTGAAGATAGTAAATTTACATTTGACTTAAAATTTATGGCTACAATAGGGGCAGTAATAGTCTCTGCGTGTGCTACATATTTTAGTATACAAGGCTCTATCTCTGAACTTAAATCTAATAATAGTCCTAATAGATTAGAATATGATTATCTTAAAGGTGAAGTAGATTTGATTAAGTCTACTGGAGACTTAAAGCTTATAACATATCAGCTGACAGAGTTTAAGGAGACCTTTACTGAAATAAAAAAATTAGCAGTTAAGTTAACTCCTTTGGCTTCTGATTTAAATGAAATTAAAATAGAGATAGCTAAACTTAAAAATAAGAAAATACCTGAAGTTGATTTGTCAGGTGTAGAGTATGAATTAGATATTTTATCAGGTAGTATTAAAAGCTTAGAAGAAAGAATTACTAAACTGGAAAATAAGAAGGAATCAGGGAGGTTTTAATGGAACTAGACAAGTTTATACAACACATAGAAGGATTTGGCAAAAAGAGAGTTTCTGTTGATTTGCATACTTTAACCAAAGCTTATTCTCCTGAGAGTGTAGATAGAGAGCGTAAAGATACATTTAAAAATGACGCTATAGAGGTAAATTCAGATAGAGGAAAAGAAGGGACTTCTGGTGGGCGTCATAGAGGGGAAGGTAACACTGGCTCTAGCGGTGAAGGCGGTACAGAGTAATGGCTTATGAAAGAATTATATGTTATTTGGTTACGTATGTTAGTTTACTTTTTGGTGGGCTATTTGATAACTCGACTTTATATGTGTCTGGCTCAATGGGTACGCCCTATATAAATGGTAATATAGAGTTAAAAGATGACTATAAATATAACATTGGTATAAGGAAAATAGCCTTATTTCCTTATCAATCATCAAAGAAATTTTATAAAGGCGAAGAATCAGCACTCAGTGATAATGCTTTATTTGGTGCTGTAGACGGCTTAGAATACCTCATTTCAGCGAGTTCTGTAAGAAATAGGGGTCATGCCTTCATAGACCAAGAATACTGGCTAAAATGGTCAAATAATCGCTTTATTGCTAAAGTTAAGTATTTAGAGAAAGAAAGTAGAGACTTACAACTTGCATATATAGATACTAGAGTTAAGTTTACTATGGGTTCTGTATTCTTATCTTTAGGTACTAATGTAATGGGGCATCCAGTATATGGACATCCTGCATATGAGGACTATGAAGACCCTTGGTGGTATCTTGCATATGAGTATGGATATCAAGATTATTTAGTACCTTTAAATGATTTAAATGACAATGGAGAAATTGATAGTTATTATTTATGGGTTGAAACAGACCCTGACACAGAGGATGGTTTCTGGCAATATTATTATGAGGATGCTGATTATTATTGGACAGACCCCGACTCTAATGCAGTCGCTTATTCTGATGCAGAGTTTTATGAATACCATATGCCAGGTATTATAGAGCAATATAACGAAGAAAACAAAGTTAAAGAATGGCAAGCAGAGATAAGCGTAGTTATTGGTATAGACTGTTATGTAGGCGGTGAAAGATTTTATTCCCATATTTGGGTTAATGCATATCCCTATTCAAAGGGCTTGACAGAGAAGTCTTATAAGGGAGATGGCATTCAATATGACGTTGGAACTCTGGTTGGTGCTAACCTAAGTGAGCATATTGGGGTCTTTATTGAGGGTAGTAAATTAAGTTATTATGGACGAGAAGAACATAATATAAGCATGGGGGTAAATTATAGATTCTGATGGGAGAGATTGGGGCATTTTTACTGGGTTTCTTAATTGTCTTTGTAGGCGGGATTATATTGATTTACGGAAACGATTGGAAGCTCTAGAAAAAATAGCTCATTCACCTAGGGATTTTGTTACATGTGATTGTTGCAAAAAACAGTTAAAGGAAAAAAAATAAAATGTTACAAGGAATTATTATAAAAAAAGTATTAGATTTAGTTATGAAACGAATTATGAAAAAGTTCGATTTAGATGGTATTCAAAAGTATGTTCAGGAGCCAAACGAACTTGATGATAAAGTCGCAAAGCTTGAGAAAAAACTCAAGAAGTTACAAAAACTAATCAAATAAGGAGAATATCCTATGCAATGGATTCTAGGTAATTGGCAATGGATTTTATTAGCTTTCTATGTATTAGAAAAAGTTATAAAATTATCGCCTTCAAAAAAAGACGATGTTATATTTGACATGGTTCTTAAACCAGTTTACGAAGCTATAAAGAATAAAGTTGGATAAGCTTAGTAACAAAATGATTCTAGTTGTAGACTTAGTGGGTGAGCTAAAAGGAAGTTTAGTGAAGCAACTTGTTGATGAAGAATTTAGATATAATATCTTCAAAACAGTTCCTCCAGTTTGCCCGCATTGTCTATCAGAAGAAGTATCTGGAATAGAAGTAATGGGTGCCGATAAAGATGGCATATTGCTTTGGGAATGTGATGATTGTAATTATATGTATTTAAAGTATACACTCGATAAAACAGAGAAGGAATTACAATCCGCCAAAGCATATTGGACTAACCCGAGTGATTGGGGTTATCGTCCTAAAGATGAATTCAATTAAGTAAGGTTTTTTAATATATGAAAAAGAAAAGCAATGGCGTAATCAATCGTGCGATTGTTACTCCCGATAAACACGCTCCGTTGCATGATAAAGCGGCAATCAATGTTGTTTGCAAAGCTATAGAACTGGTCAAGCCAAATATTTACATCGATTTAGGTGACCTAGGAGAGTTCTCTAGCGTGTCGCATTGGCAATGGAAGAGAAAGAAAAAGCCACCATTGGAATATATAATGCCAAAAGTGGACGAAGATGTAAAAGCAGTAAATGAGTTACTTGACATAATAGATGAATCACTTGACAAAGTAGACTGTAAAAAGAAATATATTTGTGCAGGGAATCATGATGAATGGTTAGATAGATTCGTAGAAGAGCATCCTTATCTAGACTATCGTTTTGAAAAGGTGTGTAATTTCAAGGATAGAGGATACAAGTACAATGAACCAGGAAAGTATCTTAAAATAGGAAAGCTCTATTTTTATCATGGGCACCATTTTGGCGGACAATATCACGCAGCGAATCATCTGAGAAAACTAGGTGCTAACATAATGTATGGACATCATCATTCCCTGCAACAAGATAGTGTTACATATATGGATGGTCCTAAGTCAGCTTGGTCTTTAGGTTGTTTAAAAGACATGAGTTCAGAAAAGAACGCATGGCTAGGTGGTAGACAACATAAGTGGGCTCATGCATTTGCGATAGTAGATTACTATAAAGGCGGTAGATTTACTGTTGATGTAGTTCAAATTATAGACGGGAGAACAACAGTATGGGGAGAGTTACTAGACGGAAACAAATAATACTTCCAGAAGATTACTGGGTATCATCTAAGGATATAGACTGGATATATGTAGATGCCTAAGCAATTAAAGGAAATAAGAGGTTTCATAAAAGGAACTGTTTTAAATGCTTCTGAAAGAGATGTAATAGAAGATGCATCTATATTTGCATTAAACATTAATCCAGAATCAGAAAGTGGAATATTAAGTGCTATAAATACAGATGAATTATTCGCTTTATCGTCTGGAGCATTTACATATTCTGACTTACCTATTCCTTGGGGGCATTCAGGAAATGAAAATAGCTCTGAATTAGGTGCAGGAGGAAGTGATTCATTTAGTTCTCCTATGAAAATAAACTTAGATGTATTTCAGGGGAAAGATAGCGCTTCTTTATCTTTTAAAGGAACTAAAGGAAGAAATGAAAGATTGACTGCTGTCAACCCTAGACCTTATGCTCGTAAATTAATTCTGTCCGCAAATGAAGATGTTAATTATAAACCAGCTTCTACAATCAATCCAACAGATACTGAAATAACTATATTATCAGAAGACCAAACTATAACAGGTTCCCCTACAGATATAGCTATTAGTGGATTTACTGAAGGAGTAGCTACTATAACAGTAGGTGAAAACGACCCAGCTCAACTTGCTGGGGATACATTTACTATCACAACTCCTGATAATAGAGTAGTGATATATAAATTTTATAATGACGGCTCAGGTGCTAGTGGCACACAAGATACTAGTGGAGGAACTTGGACCAGAATTGATGTGCAGGGAGAAAGTACTCTAGCTGGTGTTGCAGCTGAGATAGAAACTGCTTTAAATAGTGAAAATGGACATAGAGATAGAATAACGGTGACTAGAGCTACTGCACTTCTTAATTTACAATTAGCTCAAAGAAGTGTATCACATTATTTAACTGCTGGTACATACTTTTCGTTAATAGGGACTTCTGCTACTTATAATGTAGATAGTAGCGATAATACAGAAATAATGCGTGTAGTATCTACTTCAGGAACTACTATTAGAATACAAAGAGGTTTATTTGGAACTAAGAAAAAAGAATATACTTCTGCAATCTACGATATATATGCTAATAAATATTTAATAAATGATGAATTTTATACTACTGATTATGGCTATTGTAACTTATATGAATGGAGTAGCTATTCAGGTAATAATATAGGTGGTAGTGGTAGACATTGGTTATATTCTTCTGATACTGCAACAAAAGCTAAAAATGGCTATATGGTATCATCAAGTACTTATGAAATAACATTTAGTGCTACTGACAAAACAATTAAGTTTAAAACACAAGCTCCTGAGTTTAATGAAGGAGATAATGTTTCATTTTATATGCATGAAGCATCATCAAATCATGGATATTCAGGTACTATATTAAAAACAGTAACTGATGGTGGTTATACTACATGGACAATGGATACCGCCCCTGTAACAGATGTATTAGATGGAACTGATGCAACAGGAGTATTTGTCGAATCAAGTTTAATAAAAAATTGTACTCTTTTTCATTCATTAGATACAGCAACACAAGATACAGGAGCCGATAAAGCATATAAGATTAATGATTGGGTGCATCAAAAAACTGGAATAACTAATGTTTGGGCTGATACTACTGATACAGAGGTATCTAGATTGGATACTGATGGATATTGGAAAAGTGGTTCACATAATGATAGTCAAGATTTAAATGCCGCTGCTGATAATTCAGAAAATTTTTATCCATTTCAAGCAAACCCTGAAGTTCTTGCTATTGAATGCGAATATGAGGATATAAGTTTAGATACAGATACAGTAAATGCAATAGGTCCAGATGTATCTACGATAACATTAGACGGTGACGCTAGTTTAAAGTTAGCTACTGGGAATATTATAAAGATTAGCACTGAATATATGAGAGTTTTGTCAATCAATAATAGACAAATAACCGTTGCAAGAGGTTATAATAGCAATGCTATAGAGATTCCAAATGACAGTCAAGTTAATGTAAATGTAAATCATACTATAAAACAAAGTATTGATAAGTCTTTATTAAAAAGAGGTCAAGAATATTGTTTATATTTCTACTCTAAATCAGTTAATGGTAATCCCAAAGGGGCATTATCTTTAACTTATAATGGAGGAAGTTTTTCTTCTAATGGAAAATGGAATCTTGCTAATACAGAAATATCTAAAGGTTATATAGTTGACCCATTATATAGAAGTTATACATCTTCAGCTAGTAATATAACACAAGAAACAAGATGGATTAATTTTAGCGATTTAGATAAACCTAATGGGAGTAATTTATCAGAATCATTAGATACTACTTGGAGAAGATTTAAATATGAATTTACAATACCAAAAAATTTAGAAAAAATATCTGATTTAGATATAGAATTTTCAAGTAGTCTTGATGCTGATGAAGATAAATTTTGTTTAGCACAGATAGATTTGCTAGAAAGTACTCTAATATATAATAATACTGGGAATCCTATATTAGCTACTTCAGTATTAGATAATTCAGGTGCTAAAGATTTAATGCTTTACAATAGAAGTAATAAGGATTTTCAAATAATACAAAATTGTTTTAATAGAGATGGTTTAAGTTATGATTTTACAAGTCCCTCTAAATCATTATATGCCTTACAAGACTTTGATACTGATACAGTTTCTGCCATAAGGAATAATAGAGAATTACATATAGGATTAGGAGGCACTGCTGGTAGTCCTGCACCTCAATGGTTAGGTTATCTTAATCATAAATTATTTGGTTCTGATAATACTAATCAACTATATCAAGATGAAGATACTGTTCATAAATATGGAACAGAAGGTTCTGCTATGTTATCTAAGATAGCCTTAGCAGGAGAACATGAGTATTTAGTAGCAGTATCGTCTAGCACAGGTTCGGTTTTGACTATTACCCATACAAATCATAGCGTTGATGTAGGCGATAATCTTATAATAAGAGAATGGGCAGATGCTTCAAATACTTGGGCTGGAACAGGAGTTTGGGTGGTAACTACTAGAACGGATGATAATACATTTGTCTGTAAAAGATTTACTACTTTAGATGCTAATCCTCCTGATGCCAACTTCCTTCAAACAAATGGAGCTAGAGATGGTAATACTGGAAGAATTTGTTATAGACCTTATTACTATTATGGTATAAGAGAAGGAGATAACTCTATATTTAGAATTACTCCTGGAGATAGGCTTACTGATGGAAGTGGAACTCCAGCTTTAGATACAGAGTATACTGCAGGTAAAATAGAAAAAAGTATTCCATTGTCATATCCTTTATCTTCTATAGCTACTTGCTATAGCAAAGGAGATGATGGAGGTATAGGAGGTGGAAAAATATATGTTCTAAATTCATTAGGACAAATATCAACAGTAGATGTACAAGTTAAATATGATGAATGGCTAACTACTCCTTTACAAGTAAGTAGTATGAATTTAGAATATAGAGCATTTAAATGGAGCAATGATAATGTTAATGGCAATATAGGTGGAACTACAGGAGTATTTGGCGGATTGTCTGAAGAGAGTACACCAAGTATTGCTCCTTCTGGAATAGCTTCTGATATACTGGAAACTAAAGGGCCTACTTCAACATTTATTCCTGATACAGAGGCTATCAATGGAAACGATACGGAAGATTTTGATACAAGATTGTGGATTCAATATTCTCCTGCTGGAGATGGCACTTTTGGAGAAGGTGATAGATTTTTATTTTGCGGTAAATCAAATGCTACTAATACTGCTGGAAACGCTATTATATATATGGCAGATAGAACTCCACCTACTACTACTTACAGTTCTTATAAATGGCCTTTTAATTTACAATATTACAATGCCCCTGGTACTGGTGGGCATAATTACGCTTTTGATGCAAAGTTTAGTATTCCTATAAGCCATAACCTTTATGGTTATGAATCTCCTGGAGAATATAATGAATTAGCAGATGCACACTCTTATTTTAAAGGAGCCAGGAGGTCCAGTACTGTAATAGGCAATCATGTGCTTGAATGGATATATACTAGAGTAGGTGAAGATTTAACTAATGGAGGTTGGTCTGCTGAATCTCAAGGCGATTGGTGTCGTCCTTATTTTAATTTTGGGCATAATATTGGATGGGCTTCATTCCCTCATTCCCCTGGTATAAAAGTAGCTAAATATGGACTTTTTCCTGTATCAGATAATGATAGAGATGGTGTACTAGATGGAACAGGAGTAGTAGTCCCTAGTAGTAAATCTATGCAGTCTACTGCTGATTTAAAGCATCCTTATGGCAACTTACATCAAAGAGTATCGGCTCATGCTGTAGGAGTTATAGGAGGTTGTGAAGATAACTGGAGAAGAAGAGCTGGTAAACTACAAGCCATGGGCAATCAGGTTGGTAATTCTTGGGACGCAAATTGGATGGGAATGCAAGGTTATGCAGATAGAGAAGATTCTGATTCAGGCTGGGAAGCACATCCAGTTCATGAAGCTCCTTCTAGTGTTTCTATGGATAAATGTATCTTCATATGTACTGATATGCATTATGGGGATTTTCAACCTAAACAAGGATATCAATATACTGATATTAAAGCGTCCGATAATACAACAGAATCTGGAATTAATTTATTAACTTTTGTATTATCAGATGCCAAAGCTGATGTTGCTAATTTACAAGCAGGGGATTTAGTCTTTATAAGTTCAAAAGTACAGAATGCTAATAATGATGATATTGCTGATAATTTACCTGCTACTGGTGCTGATTTTTCTGCAAGAACAACTAATAATAGAGGTATATCTGCTTATATAGTAAGTGTTGATTCTAGTCAAGCAACTGGTAGTTGTGAAATTACTACATCTCTAAGTGCAGCTGATTATGCACATGGTGATGGTACTCCAGATACAGGATGGATACATCCACATACTTCTAGTTATGAAATGTATAATGATTCCCATATTAGTTGGGGTAGGAGTGATAATCAAGCAAGCTGGGTAAGAGGTGTAAACAGAGAGGGGGAGCACTTATATCATTATTCTTTTAATTCTGCAGAACCTACTGATGGTAGTATTTTTAAAGACCCTGAAAGAGCAGGAGGACATTATACTAAAACTTGGTATACATCAGTTGAATCTGAAGATGGATGGTGGGGTTCTCCTGGAATCTTAAATAAGATTGATAAATTAAACTTCAGAGCAGGATATATGATGAGGCCTTTTGATACGTCTGAAAATACTTTTGAAAATTTAATAGTTGGAAATTATACTGCAGTTGATTCTCCTAGTATGCCTGATACAATATATCATCTTAAAAATAGCAATAAATTACATTATCACGTAAATAATAGTGCTGTTAATAATCAATTTGCAAATAGATTATTTATAGCTTCTCCTACAGAAGAAGGAAAATCCAATGTATACATATGTGATTTAAACTTTATGTATCCAGATGAAGGAAGTTATGTGCCTGATGTAGTTAATGTTCCAGCGCAAGGGTCCCCAACTGATAATTGGGATGGATTTCCAGCATTTACTACTAATTCAAATACTTGGAATAGAGGAGGCGATGATTGGGATGTGTTAATTGCAGGTAAGTTAGATTCTAGTCCTTATATTTCAACAGCAGTAGCAGACCATCCAAATGCAACATTATGTCCTGTAGTAGCTATTGATACAGATGCTGATGATATATATCATGGATTTAAATGGTTAAGTAATGCAGGAATTACACACCAAACATCTAGAGATGGTTCATCGTCATGTAACCATGGAGATAGACATGGAATAGCTTCTGTACCTAATAGGTTAGCAGGAGCATGTTTGACTATTGTAGACCAAACTACAGGAACTATGCAAACAAGACAAATAGTAGGCTCTAGGCCTTATCTAAGTTCAGAAGACCCAAACTATACACCCGCAGAAGGTGAGATACTTTATTTAGATGTCCACTATCCTTTTGGTCATGCACCAGCAGCTAATGATTACTTTTATATATGGAGTCATGCAGATGTTTGTACTGCTCCAGTAAGATTATTAAAAGAAACACCTTTACCTTATGGATTACCTAATGCTAATAAGCAAGACCCTACATTAGGTGCTCCTATGTATCCTAAATCAGGGACTATTGCTTCTATAAGCGGAAGTGGTAGTTTAGTTACAGTTACTACTGATAATATACATTTTTTAACTAGTAATGATTACGTTGAAATCTCTGATACAGTTAATTACAATGAAGCTTCTTATAAAGTTACAGTAGTGAATCCTAAAATATTTAGATTTGCTAGTACAGTAACTCCTAGTGAGACTATAGGAAATTGGAAATTATTACCTACTGGAGAATCTTCTGCTGCTAATCCAATGTTGCTTGATATATATACTCCAACTATTAAGACAACTTTTGGTGGACTTGACATGAGAAAATTAAGAGGTGGGGAAGTTAGCGCCATAGCTGATGATACTGATGATATCAGACTAACTAGTGCTAACCATAGACTTTCTGCAGGAGATAGTATTACTCATAAAAGTGATAGTACGGCAGCTCAAGATGGTACATATATAGTTAAGGTAGGAGCAGGAGCATTACCTAGTGCTACTGAAGATACGTTTGATGTAGCAAATACTACTTCTACTAATACACCTGGAGATTGGACTACTAATCAATGGGAATCAGTTGTAATGGAGAGAGGCAATCAGTCTAAATTAGGTGAAATAAGAAGTGGATTTAACTCTTGGGACAAAGGAAATATAGCAGGGAATATAGCGAGATATGATACTGATGAAGATGCTTCATCTTTTCTTGCTGTCGGTGATTCATTCGTGGAAATAAAAGCAGCATCTGAAACTGCTGATTCTGGTGATTATTTCTTGTCAAATAATAATTACCATTACAAGATATCTCTAATATATGATGGTTATCAAGAAGGTCCTTTATCCGATGGTACATGGATTTACAATGATAGTGTAACAAGAAGTTTATTATCAGTATCTATAAAATTAGCTCAATATAGCAAAAGACTATCTCACGTTTGTATATATAGAAAAGATTCTGGATTTGATTTATATAAATTAGTCAAAGAAATTAAAACAGATACAGCTTGGTCTTTTAGCGATGGTGCTTATAAGGTGACTGTTAATGATGATGGAGAATTAGGAGCTAGTTATGAAGCAAGAACTGGAATGTCTGAATTACTAGATACAATACAATTAAAATACGGGATGTCTACTAAAATAGACGGATATTTATTTGCTGCTGATTGCTCTCATAAAAGAATTAAAAAATCAAGTAATTTAATATTTAGGTCAAGACCTGGAATGTTTAGTGTATTTGACTATGTTAGGGATTATCTTACATTAGACTCTAAACCTACTGCTTTAGCAAACTTTAATGGTAGATTATATGCGTTTGATGCGAATACTATATATAGAATAAATCAACAGAATTTAGCTATTGAAGACTTTTATGAGGGAGTTGGTTGCATCAATAAAGATGCTATTATTGTGACAGAATATGGTATGTTTTTTGCTGATAAAAATGGTGCTTACTTTCATGATGGAAGCCAGCCTATTAAGATATCTCAACCTATACATAGAGGAGGAGATGTTAGTACTACTTTTGGAGGTACTGATAATATAAAAGATGTTAGTTGGGATAATATAGTATCAAAATCAGATTTCAATGATATTAAAGTTACTTATGACTCCAATATGTCTTCTATTTTATTTATAATAAACTATCTTGGAACAGAAACAGATGGAACCTCTAAATCAATTCAATATATATGGTCTTACCATGTTTTATATAAAAGGTGGGATTTATGGGAATTATCAGAAAACTCTATGATAGGCAAACCTTTTCATGGTGATGATGGTTCAATATATATACCTATAAATAATGCCATATTTAAACATAGAGGTGGCTCAGAAAAACGAGATTATACTTGGGTAAGTAAAAAGATAACAGCAGGAGAAGATTCAGTAGTCAAAGTATTCAATAGAATCAAATTAAATGCTATATCAAATAATGTTAATTTAGGTGGTTCTAATATGGAAAGCAGTGATAGATTATTGCTAGCAACTAATGAAGGTACTATAGCTTCAAGTGATGTATCTTATACATCTAAAGATTCTAATCATTCTGAGTATAAAATTAGTAGCAGTAATAAAAGAGGTAGATGGTTACAATTCAAATTAGAAAATATGACTGAAGATTTAGATTCTGTTGGTATAATATTTAGAAAAAAAGCTGTGAAATAATGGAAAAGATTATAAAATTGCAGTCTAAAATATCATCTTTTCAAGATGTTGAGAAATCTTTAAGAGAGATAGAGAAGATGTTTAATGATTTGACAAAGTCTGTTAACTCTAAAGCAGAGTCAGAAATAACAGATAGAGAAGGTAAAACAGGAGATTTGCAAGTCACTATGAATACAGATAAGTCCTATACCTTTGAATTTAAAACTGATACAGGGTGGAAAACACCTATATTCCAAGAGAATATAATAACTTTTAAAGATAAGCCTAGGCAAGCTAATCAACCTAAAAAATCTATAGATGAGATAGAAACAGAGGATACTAGCACAGGTGCTTCTAAAGCTAAAAAGACTATATTTGATGAAAAAGCAAAAAAATTTGTTCTTCCTAGGCCTGATTATGATACTGGATGGGTTGATATGGATAGAACTGATGCGGCTAAAAGAGAACTTACCCATACTCACGGTTTGTCAACGACAAGTATAGTAACTGCCCAATGCTTTGTTAGAGATGCTTACGGAGAAAGCGATGGTACAGCTGCAACAAATGCTGTTTTTCCTTATTTTAGACTTCAAGACAATGATTCAAGAGGTTGGGATGGATTTTATTATGAAATATTAGAAACAGAATTAAAAGTTTGGCTCAATTCAACTCATAATATTTTTCATACTTATGATGGTGATAATGGCCATAGGGATTGGGACAGGATGGATGTAAGGATACTATTATGGAAATAACTTGTTTTAATGATTTAAATAGTGTAAATTATAGTGATGGATTATAAGGAGATATATATATAATGATAATGAATAACTTTAGTAGAGTATTTATTCAACCTATATTAAGAACATTAGTTCAACCCTTTTGGGGAGCAATAGCAAGTGGACTAGGAGGACTTTTAGGTGGGAGAGGTTCTAGACCTAAGCCTATAGATTTAGACCAAATAAGAGAATTCCAACAACCAACTCAAGACTTAGTTGACAGGCAACTTAGTATGGCTGAAGAGCATATAGACCCTGGTTCTGACATTAATCTACAACTTAAGAAATTTTTAGCACAAAAAGCTGCTGAATCAGGCGCACAAGCAGGTTCACAATCTATGAAAATAGCTGCTATGAGAGGTGTTAATCCCGCTCAAGCTATGATGGCTTCTCAATTTGGAACTGTAGGAGCTATGGGTAATGTAAACCAACAATGGCTTCAAGCTTTAATGAATCAAAGATATAAAGGTATGGGTCAAATGCAGAATATGACTCAAGTGCAACAACAATTAGGAGATAATTTAGCGAATGTTTCTATGGCTAATACAGACATGAGCAATAGAAATCCTTATAATCCAGCAGCAAGTTTTATGACAGCTTTAGGTAACCAATTAGGATAATGAACAGGATAATTAAATGGCAATAAATGTACCCCAAGGATTTGGTCATGGATATGGTCAAGCAATGCAAACGAGTATGCAACAACAAAACCAAGGAATGTCTAGTTTGATGTCCCTTATAAAATCTCCCGAAGATAAGTATAATGATTCTATAAATACAGAACTCTCAGCCTCTATGGCACCTATAGAAACTGCTTATTCAACCCCTTTTAGAGATTGGGCAGGGAAAGGAGCAAGCGGGATAGATTTCAATTTAATTGACTCTTCTGGTAAGGCTTATTTAGATTGGAAGACACAATTAACGGAAGATGGAGGAAGAGGATTGAAGTATGCTAAGAAAAATAATCTTCTAAATCCTATTGCTTTTAAGAAAGCTTATGATGAACAAATTACTCAAATGGTTCCTGAGATAGCACAACAAATGATTACGCATCAGCAAATGACAGGTGCATCTGATGATAAAATGAGAGAACTGATTGGAACGACTAAAGGCTTAAAAGAATTATTAATCAGAACTGGATATGGGGCAGAGATGTTTGGAGAACAAGCTAATCCTATATATCCTTGGCTTACAGAAGGAAAAGGTTTTTTTGGCAAGGCTTGGGATACAGTCTGGGATTACCCTATTCCATCTGCTATAGCAGGTTATGCAGCTTATAAATATGGAGGCAAATACCTTCCTGGTGCATATAAATATTTAAAAGGTAAAATGCCTAAAGGTTGGGGCGGCGGAGGAGGAGGAGCTGGTCAAGGTGCTAAAATTTCTAAAAGTCAAGCAAAAACTGTATTACAGCAAACAGGTGGAAAAACTAAGCTCCTTAAGAACTTGACTCCTAGTTTAGGAAGAGCAGGAGCTGTAAGGCTTGTGGGGAATTTAGTTAAAGGTAATCTACCTATGTTAATGATGTGGGCAATTTACAAAATAGCAACTCAAGATAAAGGTAGATACAAACAAGCACAAAAAGCAAATCTAAATCAAGTATTAGAAGCATCAAAAGTTAATATTACTGGCATTAGACGATAATTAGGGGCATTATGGCTGAACAACAATGGTCGCCAAACCTTAGCTATAAGCAAACAAGAGAGCTTATAAATCGATACAACAAGAATCCCAGAGGTTTTGGCGGGGATTCAATTAACGCTTTAAGACAACACGCACACTATCATAATATACCTTTCTACGAAGGAGATTTCAGTATTGCAGATGCTATAACGCAAGCTGGCGTTGGATTTATTCAAGGGTTTACAACACTTGACATCGGGAAAAAGCATCCTGATAATGAATGGGAAGCTGTAGCTAGAAGTTTAGGACATTTAATTGGCTTTGCTCCTGGTATATTATCAGGCCCATTAGGTTGGTTAGGTAAGATTGGTAAAATAAATTCTCTTCAAGCTGCATCTCATATGTTAAAAGGTGCTAGAGGTATTCCGTTAAAAATAGCTGAAGATATCTTACAACCAAGAGCAGCAAAACTTGCAACAAAGGCTTTAAAATCTTCTTATTTAAAAAGAACTGATGCTTTCGATACTTTTAGTAAGTATCTTCTTCATCCTAGTAAAGGTGGAGCTTTAAGGGATGTAGCTTCAGGTGCTTTTAAATTAGGTGCTGCTAGTGGTATTTCTAGTTGGCAGGGCGGCGTAGATGAAATGATGCGTAGCTTTGGTAGTGGAGCTTTCTATGGTGGTGCCTTCACATCTATAGGAAATCTAATAGGTAAGAATGTTAAAGGACAAAGACCTTATAAATTTTCAGTAGAATCTGAAAAGGCAGAGAAATTTGCTAGAACTTTATCAGGTTCTTTGCTTATGGGGCTACCTGCTTCTATAAGGGGGGCTACAACTCCTGAGCTAATATATGAATATTTAATGGGAGCTTATTTTGGTGGTAAAGAAAAACCTTGGACTACAAAAAGAGCAGCTAAAGAGCTAACAAGAGGTATAAAAGAAGCTAGAGAAAATCCAGATGCTCAGTTTGAAAGAACGCTTGACCCTGAAATGTTTACACGTTGGCCAGATATCCCTCAAGAAGTTAGAGTAGAATTAAGAGAAATGGCTGCAAAACATGTTTTACAAAGACCTCATCAAGCAGGTATGCCAGGATATGAATTAGCTGAACGCCTTGGATTAAAACCAGGTGATAAAATAGGTAAAAAACCTAAGAAACCCGAAGGTGAAAAAGATGGTATAGAGTACCTAAAAGAAGAATTAGGTGTAAAAGAACTTACAATTAAAGAAAAGAAAGAGATTTTAGAAAAAAAATATCAAGAAGAGCTCCCAGGAGAACTTGACAAAGAAGTAGTTGATATGATTAAAGAATTAGAGGACGCTGGTGTTCCTGGGACTGCGAACAGTCTAATGCATACATATAGTCAATTAGTACCGCGTATTAGTGACCCTATTGCAGAAAGTCTTGCACAAAGAATTAGAGATAGATATACTCCTCAGCAACTTGATTTGATAATGAAACATGGAAAACGACTTGATAAAATTCGTTCAGAAGCTTTAAGAGAATTATCTCCAGAACAAGCTGCCAAATTAAAGGACAAACAATTACTATCAGATTATGAAAGAAGTATTCTTACAGATATTCCAAAATTATATGAATTTCTTATGAGAAGAGGTAAAAAAGAAGATGCCGCTGATGTAATAGAGAAAAGCAAAGGGCGTGATAGAGCTAGATTATTTGCCCAGTATAAAGCAGGGGGAATCTCTAAAAAGGAATATGATAAAAAATATAAAGAAATAATAGAATTTTATGATAATATAGTAAAACAGAGGCCTGAAAAACAAGATAATACATTTGAAGTTGAACATATTAAGACAAAGAAAAAAACGGTTTTAGATATAGATAAGGCTTATGAAGAGACAAGAGATGAATGGCTTGCTAAAAATCCAGGTAAAACTGAAGAAGATTATTTGGGTGTTGTGGCACTTACTTATAATAGAATTACGTATCTTCATAAAGATATGACTAAAAAGGAAGCTAAAGAACAAGGTTATAGTGAAAAAGAAAGATTACAATTTAATGAAGGCTTAGCTGATAACAGAGAAATATATCACAAATGGTATGATAATAACGTAGTAAGACTTATAAATCATATTAAAAAACTTTCTAATCAAGGATTATCTTGGAAGGAAATATTAAATGATACTAGCTTAGGAAAAAAAGGTGAACGATTTGGTCGGCACTTATATTTTATAATGCAAAGAATTGGTGCTGCTAAAAAAAGTGGAACCCCAGAAGGAGCATTACATGCTGAAAAAAATATTTACGATGTTATAAATAAAGCAAAAGCTAAAGATAGACCTCCTATTAAAAAAATAAAAGTTAAACCCTCAACTCCAGAGGGAAAAATAGAAAAAAGTAGAAGAGATACTTTTATTTTAACTTCTAGTCAAAAAGGAATAGAAGCGGTTGTCTCTCAAGAATCTCATAAAGCAGGATTAACTGAAGTTCAACCTCTATTTAAAGGGCAAATTGAAAATACAAAAACCTCTTCTACAGACCAGATTATTCTATTTCCAGAGACTATGGTATTAGGAAATAGAAAAATAGCAGATGCAGTTGAAGTTCTTAATAATAGAGTTGAAGAAACAGGATATGGTAATAAAATAGATGTAAGTAAGTATTCCGAAAACTATTTAAATTCATTAAGAAGAGATGCAGCTAGAATTGATTATGCAGAAAAGGTTATAATTATAGACCCTTTAAATGGACATGTGACAGAAACAAAGGGTTTATCTAGAATCCAAACTCAAATGGCTATTGACAATCCAAATGTAAAAGAAATATATGCTTTTGATAGTAAGATAGGGGGTTGGCATAAATACAATTTTAAGACAAATAAATTTGACCAAACTAGTGAGGTGCCTGAATTAGCTCGTAGAACGGCCTTTTTCGGCACTATTGACCCTAACACTAAAGAAGTAGGTCAAATAGAGAATATCTTCAAAAAACATGCTTCTAAGGGCTTTAAGGATGAAATGCTAGCAAAAACAGAGAAAACTGAAGAAATGGATACTGTTGAAAATATAGAATATGATGATGCTACTGTCGCTCAATCTAAAATGGACTTCAGATTATCATCTATATTTGAAAGAAACCTAGATAAGTTTCTTGAAAAAGATTATCCTGAAACTTTAGAGAGATTTGACAATATAAGTAAAGTTGCAAAAAAAGCTGGAGAAATAGTTGTTTCTGGGGATGCAAAAGGTCCTTTTTTAGTCAAAGGAAGTACAACCCGTTCTAGGGAATGGATAGAAGCAATTGAAGAGCAATTAAATAAAAACTTAGGAATTGATAAAGCTGAAGATAAAAAGACATTGCCAAATCAATTAAAGAGGGATTTAAGGCAATGGTTAGTAATGCAAAACCAATCCTATCCTTTATTTACTGGTTCTTATTATGAAGGAGAGGTTGATATTATTACTCCAGAATCTCCATTTAGTAAATCTGGAGCACTCAAACAAGAACAAGGTCCTATAAAAGCAATAGAAGAAGCTTATTTGAAGGCTAAAAAAGGTACTTTTGTCCCTGTAGAATCTGAAGTAAAGATTGTAGAAGGAACTTCTAATACTAAAGCGGCCGCAAGAAGAGGTGAGGGTGTTTATGTAATGCGTCCTAATAAGGGAGATAATATTCCTTTAGTTAATGAAATTAATAATTTTGGTAATCCATGGTCATCTAAAGGGTATCAAGGAACAATAAAAGCCAAAGACATTCCTACTTCAATTGCAAATTATAGAGCATGGCTAGAAGGTACAGCATATCAAAATGTAGAGCCTCAGAGAAGGCAATGGATATTAGACCAAATCGATAAGGGCACTTTAGATAATAAAAATTTACTTTATTTTGCAAAAGGATATAGAAGTCATGCTAATGAATTACAAGACTTTGTTAATGAAAGAAGAAGTAAAGAAGTTACTCCTGGTAAAGACCCTATAGTAGTTAATTTTACAGATATAACATATAAAGATAGAAATGGAAATATTAGAGATGTTGACTTGTCTAGGTTAGAACAAGTTATAACTAAAGATATAGCTCCTAAATTCGACAAGTATTCAAATGCCGTTGAAACTGCTAAAACAATGACTAAACTTCATATTGAGACATTAGTAAAGGAAATGGATAAAAAAGGTTTCCAAATATGGGGAGGTGAAGGCGATAAAGATAAAATCACCTTTGTTAAGTATCACCCTAAATTAGATACAGTTAAAATGCCTTCTTTACCTAAAGGATATTATCAATTTGCTAAAGATATGTATGGGATAGATAAAAAGACTAATGATAAAATGACTAAATCTACTATAAAATATATAGAAGATTTAAATGATGGAAGACCTATAGATAAAATAGCAGGACAAGAAGGTTTTATTAAAAATTCTGTAGAAGATAATAAAAGAAATCCTTTATGGATGTCTAATGGTTGGAGAGGTGATGCAGAATTCTGGAAAGACCCTAGGAATCATGGAGTTAATAATCCTGACTTCTTAGATGCTAATGGTAATTTAAAAGCTGCATTTGTAAAAGCTCCAGAAGGTCCAGATAATATATTAAATGCATCAAATTTAGACCTTAAGCAACCATTTGATGGAGGTATAGTAACAACTAGGAATACAGGAAAAGTAGCTAGAGCTGATAAAGGAGTCCCAGATTCAGGGCAAGAAAAGTCAATTTTACTTGTTAAAAGTAAAGATGGTACTAAGGTTCTTAAATATGCTTTACATGATACTACCCCAGAATTATCTAAGATGATGGAGGAATATGTAGACCCTGTAACAAAGGAAAAGGGAATTAATATGCTAGTTTATAACACTTCTGGAAAACAAATAGGAGATTTTCCTGTAGGTAACTATGAAATCGGAACTGGTAAATTAGAATTAACAGAAGGGGCTAAGATATTTAAAGTAAGTCCAAATGATTTTAGATATAATACTGGAGTTTAT